ATGACAGAAACTTTTTTTGACAAACCATTGGCTTGCCGAGAAATCAAAGAAATCCCAGGCTTACTAGAGTTTGATATTCCTGTTCGTGGGGATAATCGTGGCTGGTTTAAAGAAAATTTCCAAAAAGAAAAAATGTTGCCAATTGGCTTTCCAGAACGTTTTTTTGAGGAAGGAAAACTACAAAACAACGTTTCTTTTTCACGTCAGCATGTGCTGCGTGGACTTCATGCTGAACCTTGGGATAAATACATCTCAGTTGCTGATGATGGCAAGGTTTTAGGAGCTTGGGTTGATCTTCGTGAGGGAGAGACTTTTGGAAACGTCTACCAGACAGTGATTGATGCTTCAAAAGGAATGTTTGTTCCTAGAGGGGTTGCTAATGGCTTTCAAGTTCTTTCAGAGACTGTCTCTTACAGTTATCTTGTCAATGACTACTGGGCTCTTGACTTGAAACCTAAGTATGCTTTTGTAAACTATGCTGACCCAAGTCTTGGGATTACTTGGGAAAATCTAGCAGCTGCAGAAGTTTCTGAAGCAGATAAAAACCATCCTCTTCTTAGTGATGTCAAACCACTGAAACCAAAAGACCTATAGGGAAACAACATACTCAGATGATTGGGATTAATCATTTGAGGTGGATATGAGGGGAGTTATTCTTCTCTACTTCAGGTAACAAGTAATAACTAAAAATGATGAAAGGAAAGTTCAGTTTCTCTCTTTGAGCTGAACATGGGACTCAAATCTTAGAAAGCAATGTTTTCTTAGACCTAAAACGTCTTTGTTAGAGTCATTACTTTTAATAGATTTTTTCGGAAACGAAAGGTCCCTTTATATCTTATGTATAAAAATATTATCGTAACTGGTGGAGCTGGTTTCATCGGTTCTAACTTTGTACACTATGTCTACAATAACCACCCAGATGTTCATGTAACTGTCCTTGATAAATTGACATATGCAGGTAACCGTGCTAACATTGAAGCTATTCTTGGTGATCGTGTTGAGTTAGTTGTTGGTGATATCGCTGACGCTGAATTGGTAGATAAATTGGCTGCCAAAGCGGATGCTATTGTTCACTATGCGGCTGAGAGCCACAACGATAACTCATTGGAAGATCCAAGTCCATTTATCCATACAAACTTTATCGGAACTTACACTTTGCTTGAAGCAGCTCGTAAATACGATATCCGTTTCCACCACGTGTCAACTGATGAAGTTTATGGAGATCTTCCACTTCGTGAAGACCTTCCAGGACAGGGTGAAGGACCAGGTGAAAAATTCACTGCTGAAACAAAATACAATCCATCATCACCTTACTCATCAACTAAGGCAGCTTCTGACCTTATCGTTAAGGCATGGGTACGTTCCTTCGGTGTGAAAGCGACCATTTCGAACTGTTCAAATAACTATGGACCATACCAACACATCGAAAAATTCATTCCACGTCAAATTACAAATATCTTGGCAGGAATCAAACCAAAACTTTATGGTGAAGGGAAAAATGTCCGTGACTGGATTCATACTAATGATCATTCTACAGGAGTATGGGCTATTTTGACTAAGGGTCGTATCGGTGAAACATACCTTATTGGTGCCGACGGCGAGAAAAACAACAAGGAAGTTCTTGAATTGATTCTTGAAAAAATGGGTCAACCAAAAGACGCTTATGATCACGTAACTGACCGTGCTGGTCACGATCTTCGTTACGCTATTGATTCTACAAACTTGCGTGAAGAACTCGGCTGGGAACCACAATTTACAAACTTTTCAGAAGGTTTGGAAGAAACTATTAAGTGGTATACAGAAAATGAGACATGGTGGAAAGCAGAAAAAGATGCTGTAGAAGCCAAGTATGCTAAAACTCAAGAAGTGATTAAATAAAACATTAAAGAGCCTTGTCATATCAACGTTTGTTGAAGATGTCAAGGTTTTTTCTTGTGTTTTGGGGCATTTTTGGGGCATATTATAGCCGATTTAAGATGTCGACGACTTCATTTTTCATGCTTTTCGTGACGTGGGTATAGATTTGTTGAGTAGTTTTCGAGTCAGCGTGTCCAACTCTATCCATGATAGTTTTTAAGGGCACTTTGTTTTCTGCAAGGCGACTCACCAGGGTATGACGGAAGATGTGGCTGGTGAGTTCTTTTTGAATCGGTTTTTCTAGTCTCTTATTTGCCGCTCTGATAGAGGTGTTGAGGGCGTTGTCTTGAATAGGAACGCCATTTCTGGAAATGAAGATGTAGCCCATGTCCTTGTAATTAGGATTAGTATTTTTTTCAAGAGCATTAATTTTCAGTATATCCTGAATAATTTCTTTTTCACGTTTGGTTATCAATGTTTCACGCCAACTGGAATTTGTTTTAGGGGTGGTTTTGATAGCGTTTCTATAGCCATTTGAGGTGTAGTCAAGAGTTCCGTGGATTTCAATGATATCATTTTTGATATTGTCTGGCTGTATAGCTAGAGCTTCTCCAATGCGGCAGCCGTTTAAGCTCATAAATTCTGCCAGATAAGCCATTTTAATCGATCCTTTACGTCTATACATTTCATCTAATAGCCTTTTGAGTTCATCTTTTTCTAAAAACTTCTGGGCAACGTCTTCAAAGTCTTTGATGGTCTTAACAGGTTTTGCGAGTTGGGTACTAATAACTGGATTGATTGAGACATACTCTAAAGCGATAGCGTAGTCGAAGGTTTGTTTGAGCAGCTGCCGTGCTCGTTTACGTTTGTCATAACTACCTGGTATTTTGTCGATAATACTTTGCAGGTATTTCGTGGTTACCCTGGCAATCATCACTTCTGGATCAATTAAGTTTCGCAATTCTCTGATTCTAAAATCAAGAGAGCGGACAGAAGTTGATTTGAGTGATTTCTGATGATGTTCCCACCATTCGTTCATGACATCTAGTAGGTAGGCATCGGTTGTGGTAAGACTTGTTAAGATTTTAGATATTTTTTCGTCAAGATATTTTTTGGCTTCTTTTCGTATTCGTGGCGTGTCTTTTTCCATAAGGACAGAAGCTCTGCACCACTTGCCAGTATACGGGTGTTTGTACCGTTCTACAAAATTTACTTTTCCACTTTTGTGTTTTTCTGACCACATTGTTTTTTACCTCATTTTCTGTTAAAATAGGTATAGTAAAGAGACCTACTGCAAAGCAGGTTTTTACTATACTAGATTTGCCTCGTGCTTCGCTTTGGTCGGTTGGAGCGTGGGGCTTTTTTTAGCTATTGTATAAAATATCTATTAATTTTATAGTGTCATCTTCAAATTTATCTCTATATTCAAGTAATCTTTCTTTTCCTTTTGATAGGTTATTTTGTTTTCCTTTTTCTGTTTTTAGCACATTTGCTTTTTTGATATTGTCAAAATAATATCTTTTAACAAATTCTTCTTCGATATTTAGCTTTTCGTTTGTGAGCCTCTCTAAGCCTTTCTCTAAGTCATCTCCACTCGCGTTTATAAAGTCATACTTACTTATTTCTACCGCACGTTCAAGGCTATATTTAGCTGTATCCAAGTTGTTAAAAAATGTGTCTGGGTTAGTTGTGTCATTAACAATAGTCATGCTTTGATTGTACAAAAACAATTTATGTTCGCATTCGTTGACTAAATTAGTTAACTCTATTTCTTTTCGCTTTACTTCTGATTTTTTCTCTTTTTTTGGAGATTTAAATAAGTCCAAAAAAGAATGATTTTTGCTGGAATTTAAATCAATACCAGATAATCCACCAAAAGTTGTTTTTTTATAGACTTTGTTATAAATAGCTTTTTCAGGGTCTGTTATCAAACCAACGCCTTTTTTATCATACATTGGATTAATAGACTTTTTAAGTGATCTCTTAATTTTACCTGTTGTCCTAGCTTTAATGGATTTTTTTAGACTAGGTGTTCTCAATCCTATTTTCATATCAACCCCCTAAATCAAGCGTGGAATTTTTAGTTATTATTGATTTTTCTGAGTTCATCCAAAATTTCTTGGTTTTGACTAATCAGTATCCAATTTTGTTCCACTAATGCTGATAAGTACGTAACTTTTACCTGTTCCTCAGCTTTTGCAAAACTCAAAGCCATGCCTGCTTAAAAAAATCCGTTACCAGCCAAATCATTAATCACACGTCTTACTTGCACGTTGGATTTTTCGTTCAAGTTGTCAATTCCACGTTGAGATAAATATTTTTGTATTTTTTGTTTTTCTTCTCTGGATAATTTTTCTCCGCCGAATATCGTCATAATAATCTCCCTAAATTAACTTCCTAAATTCGTCTTGGATCATTTCTTGTCCCCAAGAAGTTGATATTTTATAATGATTTGCAAATTTTAACCAGTCGAAGCTATAAATATCATGGTCAGAGAGATAATCTTTTATTAATTCTCTGACCATAAATCTGTCAGCTTGATTTTCATATTTAAGCAGTAATCTTTGGTACTGTTTTGGGTCATGTTCTATGTGTCCCAATTCATGCAAGATTACTTTTTTCCTGTCTTTTTCAGACAGGTTTTTATTAACATAGATTATTCGATGATCAGGATAATAAAATCCTGACCTATCCCACATTGTGTCTGGGAACTCAAATAGTTTTATGTTGTACTGATTAAGTATCTCATCTATCTTCACCATTTCCGACCCCTAGCGACAATTTAATAATAGCTTCGATTTTTTCGACATCGTCATCAGATAGTGGTTTGCCATCAAACATAACAACGCGCTCGCGTAGATTCGACAGATCGATGGTTTGTGTCGGAGAGTTTTTAGGTGTCACTCCAATGATATGTTCTGGTGTCGTTCCTAAAGCCTTAGCGAATAAGTTGGCTCTATCTAGCGGGAACTTTCTTGCTTTATTAAAGTATAATGATACACCTGATTTTGACATGCCGACCTTTCTGGAAAGTTCACTTATCGAGATACGCTTCTCTTTTCTGATATTATCCATCAAGTCAATTATTTCGTCGTTTGTACGCATTTATTTTGCCTTTCTTCTATTAACTGTCTAAATTATACCACCGTTCTCTTAAAAGCACAAGCGTTCTTTTGAAAAAACTTTTTTTATTTTTTGATTAAAAGTGTTGACAATAAAGAACGTTGTTGATATACTTATCTTGTTCTTTAAAAAGAACGAAATAAAAAAACAAATTAAGAGAGGAGCAAGTATGGCAGTAGATTATTTACGCGTTAAAGCAGAACGCATTGCCAGAGGCTACACGCAAGACTATATGGCTAAGCAATTAGGATGGTCTGATCGAGCTAGATATGCAAAACGGGAGAATGGTTTTGTATCTTTTGATGCTGATGAATTAGCAAAAGTTGCTGAAGTTTTAGGCATTTCAAAAGATGATATTGGAATTTTTTTTACATACAACGTTCGCTAAAGAGAACGATTATTTGTTTTAAAAACAAAAAAACGACTGCTGGAACAGTCGCTAACTAAATTAATTTACTTAATTATATCACAAGGAGATCACTATGGACAATATCTTAATGAGTTTGTCCGACTGGATAAAAGAATTTATTGAAAAAACAGTTAACAAATTAGTCCAAATGAAGTTAGACGAACTCAATGCAGAATTATGGACCAGAGAAAAAGTAGCAGAGAGGCTTAACATGAGCCCCGGCACTTTTGACAAATACTACAGACACGACAAAAATTTTCCAAAGGAATTGCCAGCTGTCCGTTGGAAAAAAGCTGAAATCATAGCTTGGCTAAATAACAAATAAGACTTTTGGACGAGATCGAGGAGAAATAACATGAAACTATTAGATTTTATTTTTACAAAACCAAAAAAACAGGAAAAATCAAAATGGACGATTGAAAACAACGGTTGGGAAGCTAATGCACGTAGATATAACCAAAAGCACGGTTTACCTGCTAAACAAATTTAGTAGGAGACGGATAACATGAACAGAATAAAAGAGTTGCGCAAAGAAAAAGGCTTGACTCAGCAAGATCTTGCAGAAGAAATATACGTGCATTATAGGACGATCCAACGCTGGGAAAATAAACACAAAATTGCGCTTGATCAAGCGCAATTACTAGCAGATTATTTTGATGTATCAGTCGCTTACCTGCTCGGATATAGCGATACTACAAAAGATAACAAAGATTTTATCACAATATCTGTCAAAGAGTACAATGAGCTTAAAAAACGATCAGATGTTTTAGATGGAGTTATTGAGACGTTAAAAGACAAGAGATGCGAAAGCTATTTTTGAAGAAGGGAGATAACATATCTTGGCGCAGTCAGACAGATATACATACTGCAGTCGAGGCTCTATATAAGCGGATTTAGCGAAGACTGGGAGAGCAACTATTTTGAGGTCCAAGCTTTGCTTGGGCAAGAGATCGACAAGCTACAAAATAAAGTCATAGCTCTGACAAGAGAAAACGATAGACCGAAAGCTGAAAAGTGGCAGTTAAAACGTAGAAAGAGGAAATAACATGGCTTATTTATACGAATTAGAAGGCATTTACGCACAATTACAGTCAATGGATTTAGACGAAGAAACATTTCAGGACACGCTGGACAGTATTGATTTTCAGGCGGATTTAGAAAACAACATTGAATATTTTGTCAAAATGTTAAAAAATGCTCAAGCTAACGAAGAAATGTATAAAGCTGAAAAAGAAGCTTTTTACGAAAAGCAAAAACAAGCGCAAGCTAAAATTGATAAATACAAAGAGACGATACATTTAGCAATGGCTTTGTCTAATAAGAAAAAAGTAGATGCTGGAATGTTTAAAGTGTCGCTACGAAAAAACAAAAAAGTTGAGGTGCTGGACGAAACAAAGATTCCTCTCGAATATATGACCGAAAAAATTGAGCGGAAGCCAGATAAAAAAGAATTAGCTAAATTACTTAAAACTGGTCAAGAAATTGCTGGAGTTGAGTTAATTGAAACTGAAAGTTTACAGGTAAAATAGATGAAAATCACTAAAGCAACAGAAATAAAAAATAATGATAGTTGTTATTTAATCTATGGTAATCCAGGGTTTGGAAAAACATCAACTGCAAAATATTTGCCCGGAAAAACTATTGTAATCAATATTGATAAGTCGGCAAAAGTCCTTAGAGGGAACGAAAATATTGATATTGCGGATATAGATACGCATAAAATTTGGGGAGAGTGGTTAGACACAGTAAAAGAGTTACTAAATGGAGCAGCGAATGATTATGACAACATCGTTATAGATAATGTCTCCGAGTTATTTAGGGCTTGCCTAGCGAATCTTGGGCGCGAGGGTAAAAATCATCGTGTGCCAAGTCAAGCTGATTATCAACGAGTTGACTTTACTATTTTAGATAGTCTGCGAGCGCTACTGCAATTAAATAAACGCATTGTATTTTTAGCTTGGGAAACCTCTGATCAATGGACTGACGAAAACGGAATGATTTATAACAGAGCAATGCCAGATATCAGGACAAAAATATTAAACAACTTCCTTGGACTTACAGATGTTGTGGCTAGATTGGTCAAAAAAACTACAGACGATGGGGAAGAAGTGAGAGGTTTTATTTTACAGCCATCAGCTAGTGTTTATGCTAAAAATCGTTTAGATGATCGCAAAGGGTGTAAAGTGGAGGAATTATTTGAAACTACGTGATTATCAAGAAGAATTACTAACAGCCATCAGGAGGTCATTAGCGACTGGAAATAAACGAATAATCGTCCAGTCGCCTCCCTAGAAGTGGAAAGACAGTCGTTATGGCCCATATCGCAAGAAGCGCTACGGATAAAGGAAACAGAGTATTGTTTTTTAGCCACAGAAAAGAAATCAATGAACAGGTAGAGAGAACATTTGCAGCAAATGGAGTTAACTCAAATCTGTTAACTATCGGTGGTGTGCAGTCGTTAGTCAGAAAACTAGACAGTCTCTCTCAACCAGAGGTGATCTTGATTGACGAGGCTCACCACAGTAAAGCCAAGTCTTACTTAAAAATCATCGACCATTTCAAAAACGCTTATGTATTGATGTTTACTGGGACACCAGTCAGGTTAAATGGAGATGGATTTGATGACATTGCGGATGATTTGGTAGCTGGGAAATCTGTCAAATGGCTGCAAGAACACGGTAATATAGCTAACTTTAAATACTATGCTCCGTCCATGATTGATAATTCTGCCCTCAAAAAAAGAGGTGGAGAGTTTACTAAGGATTCTGTTAATCAATCCATGAAATCGGTTATCTATGGTGACGTTATTAAACACTATGAAAAGCTAGCAAAAGGAAAGCAAGCTATCGTTTATACGCACAGCGTAGAAGCCTCTCATTTAGTCTCTGACACGTTTAATCAAGCAGGGTATCAATCGCAATCAGTCAGCGGTAAAACGTCTAAAAGCGAACGAGAAGAAGCTATGCAAGCATTCAGAGACGGAAAGTTGAGAATACTCGTTAACTGCGAATTGTTTACGGAAGGGATAGACCTGCCTAATGTTGATGTTTGCATTATGTTGAGACCAACTCAATCGCTATCGCTATACTTGCAATTTGCTATGAGGCCGTTGAATCCAAGAGATGGAAAGATAGCTATTATTATTGATCACGTTGGCAATGTAGAGCGTTTTGGCTTACCTAACATGGATAGGGAATGGCGTTTAGATGGAAAGACTAAACAAAAGCAATCCACTAAGATTGGTGAACCTACCACAAGGGTATGTGATGACTGTTATGCCACGTATTGGTCCGATACTCGTATCTGTCCGGAATGTGGGCATGAAAATGAGTTAACAAAACGTGAAATTGAAGAAATCAAAGAAGCTGAATTACAAGAAATATCTGAACAAAAACAACTAAAACTAAAAAATAGAGTTAGTACTTATCAATCACCAGATCTTTGTCGGACGATGGATGAACTAACCGAATATCGAAAACAACATGGATACAAGCCAGGATGGCAGTATCACATTGCTAAAAAATTAGGAATTTTATATTAAAAGGAGAAACACAATATGTTTGAAATCGACTACTCACAAGCTAAAGAATTCGCTTCAATTACTGATGGAACTTACGAAACTTTTGTTGAAAAAGCCGTCCAAGATGCAACTAAAAACGGCGCAGACTTTATTAACATCCATTTCAGAATTCGCAAAGACTTCCAGCAGGAATTTCAAAATAACATTATTTTTCATCGTATCTTTGCCAAAAAAGAAGATGGTAAATATCCAGTCGGGGCAATCATGAACCTTGCAAAACAAGCTGGAATTCCAGACGGAACTAAGTTTAAGTCTTTGGATGACTACTTAAATCAATTGCTCAATAAATGCCTTAAAATTACCGTTAAAAACGAAACATCAGAGTATAACGGTAATACTTACAATAATTTAAACGTGAAACGTATTGAGAAATCCGACATTCCTACGATGGTTAACCCTGTAGAAGAATTTAAAGAAGACGATCTACCGTTCTAATTATGAGGGGGATGATAGATTACGCAATCTATTATCAACAAAAGGGATTTTCAGTCATACCAATTTCAAAAGATGGCAAAAAACCATTAGTCGCTTTTGCGGATAAACCAGCTTTTACAGAGCATGAGCTACGTCTTATATGGAAAGATAATCCTGATGCAAATATCGCCTTAAAAACAGATACATTTTTTGTCATAGATATTGATGTCCATAACGATGTCGATGGTCTGAAAAATCTAAGGGAATGGGAGCATGCAAGGTTGATACCAAAAACCTTGCAAGCAACCACGCCTAGTGGAGGACGGCATATCTACCTAAAAAAACCACAAGGTGTTTCCATGGCGCAAAATATCGGTTTTATTGATGGCGTTGATTTGAAGGCTCATGTTAACAATTATGTGCTGGTACCACCATCAAATAATGCCAAAGGCATGTATGAGTGGGATATGGTGCATTCGCCAACCTCTGGCGAAATGACCGAAGCACCTCTTGAGTTGATAAATGTATTGCGAGAATTAAGACCTGCCTATGAATATGATGCCAGTAGTTTTACATCTGGAGATTACCAAGGTAGCAATAAAACAGCTAAATTATTTGAGACGATTGTCCTTGGTTTTGGTGATACAGGCGGCCGTAATAATGCTTTAGCTGAATTTGTAGGAGGTCTATTGCTTAGAAATGTAGATGTTGAAATAGCTTACACATTAGCTAAAATGGCTAACCATAAAACTGCGGACCCTTTAAGTGATAAGGAGTTTGAAAGAACGTTTAAAAGCATGTGTGATAAGGAGTTGAGGAGGAGAAGTGGATTTTGAATTTTACAGAGAAAAATTAAATGAGGAACCTGGCATTGAACCAGGTAAACCTAAAACATGGTCTGCTATTAAATCCAAGCTGGTAGCATACCGAAGAGAGTGGTTAGAAGAAGCTGGTAAAGATGTTAAAAATCTATCAGAACTAGCGGTCGCCATCGGAATTAATAAATTCCTGCATGTTATTACCTTGGAAAACGGGAAAGTAGCTATCTATGATCCAGACCAAGGATATTACATCAAGGACTATAAATTTGCTTATAAATTGATCCATATTTTACAACCTACGTTTAATGAGACAAAGTGTCGCAACGTGTTGTTTATGTTGGCGAGTATGGATAGGAAATATGGGGCAATGGACTTCGAACCAGAATATCACGATGTACGGCGATACATATTGGTTAAAAATGGCATTTATGACAAAAAAAATAAGGCACTTTTACCTTTTGATCACCAATTTATCAATTTTAGCACTATTGAAACAGAACTTATTCCGAACGCTCCTCTCCCAACCATTGATGGTTGGGACGTTGAGTCGTGGTTACTAGATTTAATGAGCGGAGATAAAGACCTCGTCCAGTTATTATGGCAAGTCGTGGCAGCATCGTTAAATGGTAATTATTCTTATCGTAAGTCCATTTGGTTCGTGGGAGATGGTAATGACGGTAAAGGGACGTTTCAACAGATGATCAGTAATCTGGTTGGTTTTAAAAATGTCGCTCCTCTGAAATTAAATCAATTTTCAGAGCGCTTCGGTCTTGCGATTATTGAGGGGAAAACGGTGATTATCGGAGACGATGTTCAAGCTGGTATCTATGTAGACGAAAGTAGCAACTTTAATTCAGTCGTGACTGGAGAGCCTGTCAGTATCGAAAAAAAAGGCGAGAACCCTTACATGGCGATATTCAAAAAAACCGTCATACAATCAACAAACGGAATGCCTGTATTTAAAAACAAATCAAACGGTACTTATCGTCGTATTATCATTATTCCGTTTAAAAAAACATTCTCTTCCGCAGAAGATAATTGGGCTATTAAAGACGATTACATCAATAGAAAAGAGGTTCTTGAATACGTTCTATGGAAATCTATCAATTTAGATTTTGATAAATTTTATGAGCCTAAGGTTACACAGGATCGTATGAGGGAATTTAAGGAAGAAAATAACACGATTCTCAAATTTTTAAATGAGTATTTAGAAGATGTTGAATCGACAAGATTGCCTGTACGTTTTTTGTGGGATGTTTACCAATCTTGGTGCACAGAAAACGGTGTAACAAAGCCCAAAAAATCAAATTTTGAAAAAGAACTAGCAATCAATTTGCCAGACGGTTGGGAAAAAACCAAAAGTAAGCCATTAAACTACTTTAAGCCTATCAACGATAAACCTTATTATTGGATTGACTACAATTTTCAATGGGATGATAGTAAAGATGGTAAAAAAACAGCAGTAATTGTTCAAAAAAGTTACTAGGACACCGGAGGTTACCGCAACCGGTAACCGTTAAAACCGTTGGGAGAGTAAGGATAAAGGCCTTTGGTTACCGAGTTACTTCTATTTCTCTATTTTAATAAAAAATAATAATAAATATATATATAAAGAGAGTTGAAAAATGCGGTAACTCGGTAACCAAATCACCAAATAGCTTGGGAGAGTAAGGAGGAGAAGGACACCGCAACCGGTAACCAAGTGAGTAACCGGTGTCCGAAATAATTATATGACAACAGAATCACTAATCCAAAACCAAATCCGTGTTGCTCTATCAAAAGCGGGCCATATGGTTTTTAGAGCTAACGTTGGTAAAGTCAAAACAGTAGACGGTAGATTATTTGATACGGGACTACCTAAAGGTTTTTGTGACTTGTTTGGATTTAAGCCAGACGGGCAAATATTCTTCATTGAAGTAAAAAACGAAACAGGTCGAGTAAGGCCTGAACAGAAAAAATTTATGGAGGTAATGGCATCTAGGGGAGCTCTGGTAGGAGTAGCTAGATCTGTGGAAGATGCCTTAAAAATAGTCAATGACACTAGTAGATGATTTTTACAAACAAATGGAGCCGTCAATCAAAGCGTTTTTAGACGATAACATTACCATCGCAGACAAAGAAGAAGCTGACAGAGTCTATAGATCTGTCAAATACTATAAAAAACTAAACAGATTGCCGCCACCTGATGTATTGGAGTGGTTCCAACGAATCTACACGACAGAGGAAATGATAATGTTAATCAAGCAGTCTTACCGCCTTAAACAAAAAAAGACAGATGAGGATGACAAGATTTACGAAAAGTGGATGTTTAAAAACTACGGTGACGTTAAGCTCGTTAAAAAAATCAAACGCATAAACGCATTAGCTAAGGCTCGGGAGATGGGTCTATGAAAAGACACAGACAGTGGCATAACGATATTAAATATACACCTAGATCTTACGATAATCTGTTGCCTTACGATATATCAGAGCTGTTAATAGCTCACAGATGCAAAATAAAGATGTCTGATGACGTTTTAGCGGACAGGATAGGTATTTATACTTGGCAATTAAAAGCGCTCTTAGAACGCAGAATATTGCCAAATGAGAGCGTGTGTAAAACGATAGTAAATTATTTGAGGGAGGTGGAGAGATGCTGACGGAAGATACGTTTAAAAAAATTGAGGAGCTTGAAGCTGCTTGTCAGGATACGACAGATAACATTAAAAAACCATCACACTATCAAGGCAGGCATGGCATGGAAGCAATCGATGTGGTTAAAAACTTTTCAGCTTGTCCAGAGCACGAGGAGGGTTTTTACTGGGGCAATGCTGTTAAGTACCTTTTGCGGTATCACGCTAAAAATGGTGTTGAAGACCTCAAAAAAGCACGGCAGAACCTTGATTGGTTGATTAAAAAGTTGGAGGAAGTGGAATGAAGAAACCAAATCGTTATCCGTACAGTAAATCAAAATTTAATGGTTGTATTTACCAGTTGCATGCAGCCAGCTTTAAAGATGAACAATATGTTGAAGATTTAAAATCATGCGGCATACATTATCAAATTACAAAAATTGGTTATTTTCCTGATATTTTTATAAAAATTGATAATCTCGAACAATTACAAATATTAATAGATAAAACAGGACACGATTTAATACTTAGTAAAGACCAAATTTGGATTTATGATGACTATATGGAATGAGGAGTAATAATGATACCAAAATTTAGAGCATTTAATAAAAAGACCAAAAAGATGTATAGCATTGATGGCTTTAAAGCAAGTGAACGCAAAATATACAGATGCAGCTTAGCAGATGATGAGTTTCGCTCTGGTTGCTTAGAGACGTTTCATTTTGTCGAGGATAACCTTGACGATTATATTCTCATGCAATCAACAGGTCTAAAAGATAAAAACGGCGTGGAGATTTTTGAAGGAGATGTGGTCGAATATGACGACGGAGAATATTTGTTCGCTGGAAAAGTAGTTAAAACAGTATTTGGAACATATGTAAAATCTTACAGTTTTTTCTCGTTTGAAGATTTTTCGGACGAAAATACAATGACCGCAGACGTTGAAATCATCGGCAACATTTACGAAGAAAGCGTGGAAGAATGAGAAAATATATTGAATTTAAGGACGAATGGAAAAGTGCAGCAGACCACCTGAACGATTTTATCGACAAAAACAAGTACGCAAAAGTGACAGGCGACTTATGGCAAGGCAGTGATCAAGTCATTGCTGAGCAGTGTTTTTTAAAAGTATTAGAGGAGATGCAAAAATGAACATTGAAGAAGCGAAAGAATTAGTAGATAATTCAAAATTTTATGGAAAGACTAGCAGTGTTATAAAAGCCGAGGTTCGCGACATTATAGACCAGTTAAACCAACCAAAACCAGAAGTACCGCAGTGTGTGGCGGATTGGATAGAAGAGTGCAAAGAAGAAGATTTAACACTATCACTTGCCTATGATGTTGATGCTTTTGGCGAAGTGGCGAAATGGCTTTATGACACTAATGATAGCACAAACATTGACCTATTTGCCCAAGCATGGCTAGCTTATCCAAATATCACCATTGAAAAAGAGAAGCTGTATACAGTGGAGATACCCGATCCAAATCATGACGTGGGCACAGTTATATTGAGTAAGAATAAGCACAGGGAAGCTTACATTGCAATTGACTACACCGGAAGTTGGAAGGAAAGAAAAGCAAACCACCTCACCGAATCAGAAATCCGCAAAGACTTCGATTGGGCTTGGCAATTTGCGAAAGAGGTGACTGAATGACTGAAGAGTTAGGAGTGTTATATAGCGAAAAATGGCATAAGTATTATTTATATAAAACTTGCAGGTATATATCTTATGTTGATAATCCACATCAGGCTACTAAATGCACCCGCAAACAAGCAGAACAGTTTCCACAGTTTAAATGGGTACCGCTGACAAAATTATAACCCCACGCAAGCGCTCAAGAGCCTGCAATGGCTCTGTGGGGGTGGACCGAAATTAAAAAATAGAAACGAGAACCTCCTTACACCAAAACAAATCTAACGCAGATTATCGGTCATTTGTTATTATTCAAGGCGCTAATACTGACATCGTACGCCTGTGTCAAAAATAAAAAAAGAAAGAGAGGGCTTTTCTCCACAAAACAAAAAGACGTCCACACGGAACGCCCCCTTGGTTAAATTTAAGCTTAAATAAATTATACCATACTGGAGGCTTTCATGACGTTTTTTCCTGAGATTGATATCCAAAAAACAAAATCCAATGCCAAGCGTAAATTGAGAGAGTATCCACGCTGGCGAAGGATAGCTAATGACGTAGATACTCAAAAAGTTACAGCTACTTACTCCTTTGAGCCAAGGCAATCACATGGGGTTCCTAGCAAACCGGTTGAGAGACTAGCGCTAAACCGTGTGTCAGCAGAACAAGAGCTGGATGCGATTGAGCAAGCCGTCAGTATGATACTAGAGCCAGAGAGACGCAGGATTTTGTATGACAAATACTTAGCGCCTTATAAAAAGGCAGATAAGGTTATTTATACAGAATTGTGTATGTCAGAGAGCTTTTACTATGATACACTTGACATTGCTTTGTTAGCTTTTGCAGAGCTGTACAGAGAGGGTGTGTTGCTTGTTGAGGAAGGAGTTTTTAGCTAGTTTTTATACAGTAATAAGATAGTTTATACATATTTTTACATGTTATTATAGTATTATCAAAATAACAAGAAGAGATAACCTTTTAATCACTGACTATTTTATTTAGTCGCCAACTTTAACTACGATCAAACTTGTTATTTTATGGTATGTGGGACGTGCAGGTTCGATTCCGACTGTTCCTGTGAAAAGCTCTAAGAAGCCTACGGGCCTTAGGAGCGATGAAGTTAGAGAATTGCATATCGCTCTAACTCAATATGCACTAGTCATCACACCGTGGTGGCTTTTTATTATGGAGGTCAGGGTATGAGGCCACAGAAGTTAACTATCGCAGGTGGTAGACGTACAACAGTTGACTACGATGACAGATCAGCAGAGTATCGTGACTATAATCGTAATCGCTGGAAGTACGATAAACAAGTCAAACAGTTTTATAACTCAAGAATATGGAGAGAGACAAGTAAGCAAGTATTACTTCAGAACGATTATATCTGTGCTATGTGTGGTGGCGAAGCGACTATGACTGACCACATTGTATCAGTCAAACAAGATTGGAACAAAAGATTAGATTTGAATAACTTGCAAGCAAGCTGTAAAGCATGTAATGATAGCAAAGCGATAAGGGAAAGACGTAAAAACAATTACTAGAAAAACGGGTGTAAAAATTAACAATAGTACTGGCTATAATATTCGGAAACTACCCCCTTCATTTTTAAACGGGGCTATATTGTTCGGAAACTTAAGAACGCGCCCTTTTCCGTGCAAAAAATTCCCTTTTTGAAATTTTTAAAACTGTAAAGTTCGTGTAAAGGAGGTCTTATGGGAAGAAATTTAAAGCTAGTCGAAACGACAAAAAAGCATCTTACAAAAGAAGAAAAAATAGTGCGAGAAACCGCGCAAAATAAGGCGTCTGACGGTTTTAAAAAGTTGCAAAAGACACCTCCTGAACACTTTAATAATGTAGCTAAGTACGAGTATAGGAGAATCATAGAAGACCTCCAAAACCTACCCCTAAGAAATCTCGATAGAGGGCTATTAGAGTTATATTGCACATGGTATGCTATCTACAAAGAAACAAGTAGAAAACTAGATGAGGTTGGTTATTTTACGAATGATCCAGACAAGGGCATTATTCCTAGTCCGCTTATTTTAACACTAGAAAAAGCCACAGCGAATATTAGAAGTAGCGCAAGTCAGCTTGGTTTGACTGTGGATAGTCGGATGAAAATGTTTATTCCTAAAGAAGAGGAAAAGCCTAAGAGTATTTTTGATAAATTTGGAGGATAAAAAGAAAGGGGGTCATGACAATAGAATACGATTATTCAGCAATTGACGACTTCTATAAAGATGACGCTTTTTATTATGCAAAAATGGTCGTTGATGAACAGATAAAATCAAGTAAAAAAGTTTTTAAGGCATGCTTGAGACATTTGAATGACCTCAAAAAAATAGATGGTGATAATTTTAAATTCATCTATTTACCAGAAAAAGCAGCTGATCCAATTAACTTTATTGAGATTTTGCCAGATGTAAAAACGGGGAAACCTTACCCGTTGGCGATGTTCCAGAAGTTTATTATTGGGAATTTATATGGATGGCGAAAGAAAACAGATCATTCCTTGAGACGTTTTAGAAAAGCTATGATTTCTGTTGCTCGTAAAAACGGTAAAACAATTCTGATAGCTGGTATCTTGCTTTATGAATTTTTGTTTGGCCATAACCCATCTATGAGCAGACAATTGTTTTGTACTGCAAATGATAGAACGCAGGCTAAAATCGCTTGGGATATGGCAAAGAAGCAGTTATCATCTCTCAGAGCGAAGGACGCTGATGTCAGAAAGGCTACAAAAATTGTCCGTGATGAGCTTAAAAACTTACATGACGAATCATATATCAGAGCACTTAGTCGAGATACTGGAGCTGTAGATGGATTTGAGCCCTATGTTGGCGTTTTGGATGAGTTTGCAGCATCGAAGACAAATGAAATGTTGGAGCTCTTAGAATCTGGTCAAGGTCAGCTTGATAACCCGTTTATCTTGATTATTTCGACGGCAGGGATGGATTTGAATGTCCCTATGCACACAATTGAGTATCCATACATCACTAAAATACTAGACGGAGAAATCACAGACGAGGGTTATTTTGGATATGTTGCAGAACAGGACAACGAAGAGGAAATTAAAGACGAATCAAACTGGATAAAATCAAATCCAATCCTTGAGGTTGAAGCTTTACATGATAAGCTAATGGATTACCTGAGAACGCGTCGTAGAGTGTCCCTTGAAACTGGTGAAATCAATAAAGTATTAATCAAAAACTTTAACATGTGGCGTCAGTCTAGTGAGGAATCTTACATCGATAAAACGACTTGGGAACTTGCTCGGATTGATAAGCCAGATACTAATAAGCGGAGAGTTTGGTTAGGTGTTGACGTTGGTCGTGTTAGCGACTTATTTGCTATCACACCAGTTGTTATGATGGATGATTTTTGGTATATCGACAGCTTTTCTTTTGTGGCTACCAAATATGGTTTAACTGCTAAAGAAAAGCGGGATGGCGTATCTTATAGCAACCTTGAATGCCAAGGTTATTGCGAGATAACCACCCTAGAAAGTGGTGTCATCGATGATGAACGTGTACTCGAAAAAATTGAAGAGATGGTCTACTCAAACGACTGGGAAATTAATGGAATTTGTTTTGACCCTTATCAATTTGGAACATTACTTACAATGATTGAAAAAAGGCATCCAGAGTGGCCTCTGATTGAGGTTAGTCAAACGACAATGGTTTTGAACATGCCGACAAAACAATTTCGTGACGACCTCAAAAAAGGCAAAATAAAGCACTCTGGTAACCCTTTGCTAACCATGGCTGTTAACAATGCTTATATTAAAACTGATAATAATGGTATGAGGATTGATAAGAATAAGAATAGCAATAAGATTGACCCGCTTGATGCTGCTCTTGATGGCTACGCTGTTTGTTACTTAGAACCGTTCGATGGTTCTGGCTACTGGACAAATGAAAAAATAATAGGAGGAGAATCGCTGTTTTGATTGATTTTATTTTAAAAAACATACACACATTAATCTTGTTAGCTGGACTAGGTTTATTGATGTATGGGTTGTTTTTGTTTGGTGATAAAGTCGGTTTTATTGCCAGTGGTCTTATTTTAATTGTTTTAGCTATCTATGTAGATAGCGTAGGAGGAAAACGTGAATAAACGCATTAAGAAAAAACGAAAATTGGAAACAGCTATTGTGTTGCTAATTAAAGAAGTCGCCGAATTACGATCCATCGTGTCAGCAAATGCCAAAGCTACAAATAACGAGCTTGCAGCAGTTAAATCAGCGATACTAGACAATCAAGTAGCCATCAAGTCAATTGGTGATGAGGTTGGTCACATCAAGCAAAATTATAAGCGCAAGTGGCGGAAATAGATGTTAATGGTTTAGAAAGGAGGTGAGAAATCGATGAGTTTTTTTCAACCTTTGGGCAGTTCAAAGGTGTCCTATGATGACTATATATCATCTGTTTTAGCTGGTGATGTCTCCCAAAAATACTTAGGAGTATCGGCTTTGAAGAATAGCGATATTTTAACAGCGACGTCTATTATAGCTGGGGATATTGCTAGATTTCCGCTTGTTAAAAAGGACGTTAATGGAGATATTATCCACGATGAGGATATTAATTATCTTTTAAATGTTAAATCTACAAAAAATGCGAGCGCCAGGACATGGAAATTTGCTATGGCAGTAAATGCCATTTTGACTGGTAATTCATTTTCGCGTATTTTGAGAAATCCAAAGACTAATCAAGCTTTGCAATTCCAATTTTACAGGCCGTCAGAAACGACTGTTGAGGAAACAGATAATCACGAAATAGTTTATACGTTTACTGATACTTTAACAGCGAAACAGGTCAAATGCTTTGCTCATGATGTTGTACACTGGAAGTTTTTTAGCCACGACACAATCCTTGGCAGGTCTCCGCTACTGTCTTTAGGAGATGAGATTGATTTGCAAACAGGTGGTATCAATACCTTAATTAAATTCTTTAAAGATGGATTTTCTAGCGGTATCTTAACCATGAAAGGCGCTCAATTAAGCGGAGACGCACGGCAGCGAGCACGTCAAGAGTTTGAGAAAATGCGCGAGGGTTCGGTCGGTGGCAGTCCATTGGTGTTTGATAGTACCATGGAATACACGCCGCTTGAAATTGATACTAACGTATTGCAGTTAATCACTAGTAACAATTTTTCAACGGCGCAAATCGCAAAAGCTTTGCGGGTTCCCAGCTACAAGCTTGGTGTTAATAGCCCTAATCAATCCGTAGCTCAACTGATGGAGGACTATGTCACAAACGACTTGCCTTTTTATTTTGACGCGATTACAAGCGAATTAGGTCTTAAAACGTTAAATGATAAAGATAGACGTCTCTATCGTATTGAATTTGATACACGTAGCGTTACAGGTCGTAATGTTGATGAGATTGTCAAATTGGTTAATAACCAAATTTTGACGCCTAACCAAGGCCTCGTGGAGCTTGGTAAGCAAAAATCAACAGATCCAAACATGGATAGGTACCAGTCTAGTCTAAACTACGTCTTTTTAGACAAAAAAGAAGAATATCAAGACAAGGTTGGTATCAAAGGGAAAGGAGGTGAGGTAAATGCCAAAGAGGATAAATCTTAAAGGGCCGCTAATTGCAAATAACTCTCAAGAAGTTTACGACTATTACGGAATGGAAGCTGCTAGCGCTAAAAGCATTATCGAGAAACTACCCGAAGACAATAGCGACATTATTTTGGAAGTTAATTCAAATGGTGGTCTTGTTACAGTAGGGAGTGAAATCTATACCGCTTTGCGAAATTACAAAGGTAAAGTGACAGCTGAAATTACAGGTATGGCTGCTAGTGCGGCATCCGTTGCAGTTATGGGAGTAGATAAAGTTGTCATGAGTCCAACAGCACAGATGATGGTACACAAGGCATCGTTTAATTGGGTAGCTGGTAATAGCGATGACTTAGATAAGGCTTCTAATGCTTTGAAATCAAGCGATAAAGCTATTGTTAATGCTTACGTTGCGAAAACAGGCTTACCAGAAGACGAAATCATGGAACTAATGAAAAATGAAACCTTTATGTCGGCTCAAGACGCTGTTGAAAAAGGTTTTGCTGATGAAGTGATGTCTTTTGAAGCTGTTGCCAGCATCGATAACCAAATGTTGCCACAAGCTGTTATTGACGACTATTACGCAAACAGAAGTAAGCGCAAGCAAGAGATTAGCAACATGTTGCTAGAAATTGAAAAAGAAGAAATTTTACAAGGGCTATGAGCTCTTTTTTTATTGGAGGAAATTAATGTTTGAAGAAAAAATTAAAGAAATCAAAGCAACAATTGCTGACTTAAACAACACGATTGTTACTAAGACAGCGCAAGTCAAAAATGCTTTGGAATCAGATGATCTTGAAGCTGCTCGCTCAATTAAAGCAGAAGTTGAACAAGCTAAAGCGAACCTAGCAGAAGCAGAAAACGACTTGAAGTTATATGAATCAAGCGCCGAAAAAGGAGGAGCAGAAAATACTGGAGGAAAAGAAGTGCCACAAGAAACTAAAACATACCGCGAAAGCGTTAACGAATTTATTCGTTCAAAAGGAACAATAACTAACGAAGCTTTGCGTTTTGAAGGAAAAGACGAGGTTCTTATTCCACTTAACCAAACAACTCCTGTAGACCCTAAAACAGACGGCGTGAAGAAAACAGACGCTAAACCAGTGTCAAGCGAAGAAATCTTATACACACCAGCTCGTGAGGTTAAAACAGTCGTTGATTTGAAGCAATTTACTAGCATTCACCCAGCTAAAAAAGCATCAGGTAAATGGCCAGTGTTACAACGTGCGACTGAAAAAATGATTAGCGTTGAAGAATTGGAAAAAAATCCAAAGCTTGCTAAACCAAAATTTAAAGACGTAGAGTGGAAAGTCGAGACTTACCGCGGAGCTATCCCGTTGTCTCAAGAGTCAATTGACGATGCAGATGTTGATTTAGTTGGAATTGTTGCCGAGACAATCGGTCAAATGAAAGTTAATACAACAAACGACGCTATCGCAACAGTTCTCAAAAAATTTGAAGCTAAGACAGTAAAAAACTTGGATGAAATCAAGAAGCTTCTCAACGTTGAATTAGATCCTGCTTACAATGTGTCATTTATTGTATCTCAAAGCTTTTATCAAACAATGGATACACTAAAAGATAAGAATGGTCGTTATCTACTCCAAGACTCAATCACTTCTGTTTCTGGGAAAGTATTCCTTGGAAAACCTGTTTTTGTACTAGCTGATGAAGTTTTAGGTAAAGACACAGCCTTTATTGGAGATTTTAAGCGTGGTGTATTATTCGCAGATCGCAAAGACTTAGGTTTGCGTTGGGTCGATAATGACATTTACGGTCAATTCTTGCAAGCAGTACTTCGATTTGGTGTCGCTAAGGTAGATGACAAAGCTGGCTACTATGTGACATTCAAGCCAGAACAATTGCCCTTATAAGGCCACTGAAGAAGTGGCGAAACCAACTAGTAAGAGCACTGTCGAGGACATTAAGCGCTATTTAACAAGCAAGGGAATTGACTTTAGTGGCAAGACATTGAAATCAGATTTACTTGCACTAGCAGGCGTTCAAGAGGTATAGCTATGGCTGTATCGAAAGAGTTATTAGACAGTGTAAAACTCTATTGTAAAATTGACTTTGATTTTGAGGATGACATCATTAAAGAAATGATTGAATCTGCTCAGGAACAAATTTGTTTTGCGATAGAAGAAGGCTCAACCGCAGACACGTTTAAGGAAAGCGCTAAATTTGCTTTAGCAGTCAAAAAACAAGTCAAGGAAGAGTATGATCATCGCGGTTTGTTTGCGGATAGTTTTCGCTATCCGTTGGCAAATGGCGTTTTAAACATCATCCATCAACTACGATTGCGGGGTGATGATTCATGATTACACGCAAGATGAACGTCAGGATAACGATTTTTAGCCAATCAGGTGGGCAAAATGAAGATGGTGAAGTAGTATCTGCTATCAGAAAAGACGTCTATACATGTTGGGCAGAAGTGCTGAAAACTCAATTAAGAGACTTTAATTACCAATCAAAGTTTCAAAACGCTAGCAATTTGCCAACAAATAAGGATACAAAGGTCTTTTTGATTAGGTATAATCCTAAGTTATCTATAGATAACACGATGTTTGTTGAATTCAACAAGCGCATCTATAAGATAGATAAAATCGAATCTGACGAATCTGGCAAAGATATCACCATGATAAGTGGAGTAAGCATGTCATGACAAAGGGTTTAGATGAAATATTAGCTAATCTGACAAAGCTTGAAGTAAAAGCCCCAAAAACCGCAAAAGCAGCAGTAACTGAAGTTGCCGAAGAATTTGAAAAAGCACTTAAAGCAAATACCCCTGTTTACGAGATTGAAACAGACGAAAGGCTGCAAGAAGATACTGTTATCAGTGGTTTTAAAGGAGCTAATGCCGGAATTGTATCCAAGGAAATTGGTTATGGCAAAGCTACCGGTTGGCGCGCTCATTATCCCAATGATGGGACGATTTATCAACGTGGCCAAGACTTTAAGGAAAAAACAATCAATCAGATGACACCAAAAGCTAAGCAGATTTACGCTGAAAAAGTGAAGGAGGGACTAGGGCTTTGACTGCTGAAACAGCAGCTTATAAATTATTAAGCAACGATAAGACGCTAAATGAGCTGTTGGATAGGCTCAGAGGCGGTACTTTTAAAAATGGATTTAAACAAGGAATATTTACATATGATATCCCAGATAATCCAGTTGACTTGCGAAAGGTAGAACTAGCGCCATTTATGCGTATCAAAACAACGTTAGATGGTCCTACCGATTATGCTGATGACGAGATACTTTGTAATGAGCAACGTATCACCATCAATTTTTGGTGCAAAACAGCTTCAGAAGCTGACCAAATTAGCAAATGTATAGATGATATTTTAAAAAAAGGCGGTTTTGAAAGATACACCGCAAACGAAAAACCAAGGTATAAAGATAGCGATATTGACTTACTCATGAATGTAAGGAAATACCGCTATTTTGATTTTTATTAAAAAGAAAGAGGACAAAATGGGAAAAGTAAAATTTGGACTACGTGATTTTTACTATGGAGTACTAGACGGAAATGACAAGGTTACAAAAGCAGAGAGTATAAAGCATTTGCCGGGAATGAAATCCGCAAAACTTGATATTACCAATGAATTGGTCACTGTGCCAGCAGACGATGGACCTTACGTTGTATTATCAGGTGGAATCAGCGAGACAAAACTTGAAATCGAGTTGTTAGATTTAACATCAGATGCACGCAAAGATTTCTTTGGAATCACAGTAGAAAAAGGTGTTGAGAAGTACAACAAAAACCTAACGCCAAATGACATTGTTTGTTTATTTAGGACTGGCGATGAAAACGGTAAGGCGATTTGGATTGCGTTGCTTAAAGGGAAATTTAATCTTCCGGGAATGGAGGCACAAACAAAAGAAGGCGCACCTGATCCGAAACCAGATACTACAACGGGTAACTTTGTTGCCCGCGGACCAAAAGAAGAAGTGCTTTTAGTTGGACGCGAGGGTAATAGCGGTTTTGATTTGAATGAATTTTTAAAATGTGTATTTGCCGGCTGCGTTGATACAGAAATCAAAAAAATACCAATTGCGAAACAAGCAGGTGAGGTTATGTAATTTTTAAGGTCGCAGCTTAAATGCGACCTTTTATTTTTGATAAGGAGTAGATATGTACGAAATTACCTTAAAAAAAGGCGGTGTTGATAAGGAATTTAAAAAAGACTTCATCAAC